CGATGCTGTGATCAGCGTTGAAGGCATCGACCGGGCTGGTTTCGTCTGGGAATTTCTGCCGCCGATCCGCTCGCTGGCGTTCGCGTTCTGCCCGCGCCCGCTCGGCCTGCTGGGCCGCGATGCGCTGCTGTTCTGCGCGGCGGTTCATCTCTTGCTGAATGGGGCTGTCGCTGTCGATCCGCAGCGGCTTTCCGCGCAGGATGCGGTGCTGGTAGAAGATCGGCGAGAGGTCAGCATTGCGGCGGGCCAGCGGCACGTTTGGCAGATAGATCGGCTGCCCGCATCGGGCCAGCGCGCCGTCTGGATGCACGCCGTTGGCATGCAGCAGATCAAAGAAGGCGGTCTGGACCTCCTCGTATTCCGCGCCAGAGATCACACCAGCCAGCGGCACGATCACCCGCCACTTGCGGTTTTCCGGCGATGCGCCCGACGACGAATAGATCAGCATCCCGGCATCACCGCATACGGCCTGCACGGCCTCTTGCACATCCTCAATGGTCGGGTTGCCCTTGTCGATGTCCACGCCCAGCGCCCGATATGCGCCGCGTTCGCGCTGGGCTTCGTGCGCCCGCCCGTCGTGGTCCCGATAGGTGGACGGAATGAAAAAGTCGGCGTCGATCTTTTCTTTGGCCTGCGGCATCTGAACCAGTTTGACGATCTCGTTCCAACTGATGCCAGGATAGGTTTTGCCCGGATGTTCGATCAGCGTGAAGAACGAACCTGGCGCGGTCAGGAAGCGGACATCAGACATATTCGATGTCCTTGCGGTGCGATGTTTCGGAATGTATGATTTCCATGGAACTGCTCTCCTCTCGTGTTCCAAAATCTGAAGCCAGCGGGTGTGGTCAACCCGCTGGCTTCTTCAATTTCGATCAGAACGCCTGCCTTTTCTATATGGGCTGTTATCGCCAGTCCGCGATTTGCAATATTCAATATATCCCGGCATGTTCATGTTTTCCTTCATTGTTCCCCACTTTAGATTGTCTTTCCTGTTGTTGGTTGCGTCTTCGTCCAGATGTATCACCACAAATGAAGCATCCGGCGCTGGCCCATGAAACGCCTCGCAGACCAGACGATGAACTTTCATGTTTCCGAAGAATTTATTGCTCACGCCCATATACACATGCCTTGCGGTCCTTGATGCGCGCGTCCTGACTCCAAATGTTGGCTTTGGTTCATACCATCTCCTGCCACCGTGCGGCATCTCTGCCGACCTTTTTGGCAGCAAAACCCTTCCGATTGAACTGACCATGATGCCGGGCTTAGACGGCACAGGCTTCCATGTTTCTTCTTCCATTGAGATGCCCCTTAGACTTGATAATGCATCAAGGCTAAGGGGCTTTGATAGGCCGCGCAAGCTCTACTTGCTTACGCGGCCTTAATCAAAAGGGATTTCGTCCTCCATCTCGGCCTTGATCTTGTCGCGGGTTTGGTCCGACAGAGGCTTTTGATCGAACGGGTCGGCCTTAGATTCGACGGTGTCGAAGTCATCCATGCCGCCGTCGCCATAGCGGGCCTCGGTCACTTGGACCGCATCCAGCAGCAGCGAGATGCCGCCAGCGCCGTCGGGATCGACCACGGCAATCGCCCACGCGCGGACAGCGCCTTTCGATCCGCCCCAGATGTTCAGGTCGGCCAGCGCCTGTTTCTGCCCGTCGATCACGGTCGACGCTTTGTTCGCCTCGCCGCTGGATTTCACGCCGTTGCGCTTGGCGGTGAATTGAACGACGCCGGTATCGTTTCCGTGTTCGTCCTTCAGCTTCTTCATGCCGAAGACGGTCTTGAACGGCGGCAGCTTGCTGTTTCGGCCCCGGCAGGCTTCATAGTGGGCGCGCATTTCCTCATAGAGCGGCTTTGCCTGCTCCTTGGTCATGTCGAAAGCGACCGACCAAGCCGCGCCGGATGCGGTCGGCGCGCACGGCTCGGATTTCTTCTGCGCGGTGTTGAACCGATAGGTCTGGTTCAGCTTGGGATATTGCAGCGTGACGTTCTTGGCGAGGATCTTCAGGAAGTCATCGTTGTTTGCCATTTTCACTGCTCCAGTGCGGGTTTCGTTGCGGCCTTCACGGCCAACATTGCGGCGGTTTCAACGTCATTCTGGGCGCGCGCCTTGAGCTGCCCAATTTCGCCGCAGTGTTCGATTGCTTTGCTCCAAGCGTCGTCGTCCAGATCATCATCGACATCGGGAAACTTGATGGTCTCGATCAGGTCGATCAGGTCGGCGGCGGCGCGCTTGATGCGCCCCACAAGATCGTCGCCCGACGGGTTGAAGCTGATACCGATACGGTATTCGCCTTTCGTCTGTGCCATTGGTTTTCTCCTCTCTGGCGGTGGTCAGAAATCGATTTCGGATTCGTCAAAGGCGTCGGCCTCTGGCTCTGCGATCTGCCAGCGCGGCAGGTCCACATGGTTAATCAAAGGCCAGCCGGTTGGGAAGAACTCGGATGTGCGGGCGGCGTGAATTTTGTGCAGCGTTGCGGTGACGGTCATGTCAGCCGCCGCCAGATAACGATCCGTCAGCATGTGCAGGCCGACCGCGTAGGGTGCTTCTTTCTCGACGGCGACGAACACGAAGGTGTGCGCCTTGTTGCCTGAGAGGCGCAGCACCCGCAGATAGAACGCGGCTTGCAGCGCATAGCCATATTTCGTGATCTCGCGCGGGAACCCGTCGGGGCTGGCGTCCTGCGTGGTCTTGATGTCGAACACGATGCCCGATTCCGGCATGTATCCGTCTGGGCGGCACTTGATGTTGACGCCTGTCTCAAGATCGTGCGCGAAGAAGCTGGCCTCTGCCACGAAGGTCGGATCGTTCAGATAGCCGCTCATCACGGGGTGGCTGATGATAGGCTGGGCGATGGCGTGGGCTTGGTCATAGTCGCCGTCGGTCAGCAGGATTTTGCCGTCGATGTCAGCGGCAAGGCTGGCCTCTTTCCACTTGTTGCCGCGCCGATCCTCTGGGCCACGGATGACCAAATCCTTGTGCGGCTCCAGAACGAGCGCGTGAACGGCGCTGCCGAGCGCGAACGTGGCGCTGGGCTTGTAGACCTTGTGCCGCCAGTGGGCGAGCGACTTGGCCGCGACCAGCTTGACATCGCTGCTGCTGATCGCTGGGTGCGCGTGATATTCCTTGTTGGTCAGGTCACGGATCATTTTTTCCTCCATCCGTAATAAGCGATCAGAGCCGCCTCGGCTCTGCCGTCGTCTTTCTTGCGGGCCCAGAGGTGCGCCTGATCCGGGAACACGCTGGCCGCATATGCCCGCGATGCGTCCTTGTCAGGGGACAGGCCGAAGGTCTTTTTCCATGCGTTGGGCGGGATCTCATGGGTCGGGACGCCCGCGAAGAACAGGCAAGCCCGCATCTCGCCATATGCCTGCGCGATGGTGACGGCATTTTTGATGCCGATCATGCGCGGGAAAAATGGCTTTTCGATCCAGCCGACGCGCACCGCACCGATCTCGGACAGGATGGCGCGCTTTTCCTCAATGGTCGCTGGCATGTCGTAAACGACCACCGACATGTCGTCGCCGTCCATCACCGCGATTGCGCCAGCCTTGCCGGGATCAATGCCGAGGAATCGGGCCATCAGGTTGGCCTCCGTAAATCGGAAAGTGATCGCGTGAGTTCCATCGAAGCCCTTCGCACAGCAGAAGTCTCTTTTGAGCCAACGCCACAACTGATTCGTTGAGCGAACGAGGGGTCTCTATCGCGCCGCGCTTTCAACGCATGAATCGCATGCAAGAACCTAAGTGCGGCTTCTTCAGCTTCATCCAGTTGGTCCATTGCCATCAGGCTTCACCCGTCGCGATCTCGCCACCGCAGGCCATATAGCCACAGCCGTCGATCCAGTTTTCTGGATTGCTGATGTTGCCCTTCGCCCGGGCCAGCTTGAAGAGCGTCATCATCACCGCAACATCGGTGGCCGTGATGTTGGCCTCGAGGTGCGCGGACCAGTAGGTGGCGATCAGGCCGAAGTTCTTTTCGGCATCACCGTGCGTGGCGGCGCGGTCCTTGGTGACGTATTCTTTGGCGGTGTCGAGGATCTCGGCGCGCTTCATGCGAGATCCCCTGTCGCCATCCAATTGGCCTCATCGCGGACATCATCCAGGCCGGTGATGTCGGCGATGCGGTGGCGATAGACGGCGGACGGAATCACGCGCCCGGTCATCCAGCGGGAAAAGCTCGAGCTTGCCACCGGCACATGCGATGCGACCCACGCCAGCTTTCGCCCGTCCCTGTCCGCCCATTCTCTGATCAGTTTCTGTGCCTGCACGGCGTCCTCCTTGGTTTCGATGCTTCAGGCATAGGGTCAAAAAAATTTGCTGTCCAGCGCATTTTTCTGTGGCGCGTGGCAAAACTGGCCGTATATTGGGATCACGAACTAGCAAACAAGGAGACGAAAAAATGGCAATCGAAGATCT